TAGGAATTATGTAGGGATCTGCCACAGTTACAACCACGCTATTTGCAAGCAAAGTTTCGGGCGGAAAACTAAAAACAGACCACACGCCATTATTTGTAAGGGCGGTTGCCAGCGTGCCACGTAAAGTGCTTATTGCTGCCATTAGCCGACCAGTGATGCTGGACTTGAATAAGGCTGGATGAGACCACGCACTCGGTTAATCAGCTGATAACCCATCCGATAAGGGCTGGCAGAGATCCCATCCATACCGACCCCACCAGTCTGGCTAACTTGTCTTGCTTGCCAGATGTCTACAGCAACGATCATCGCTGCCTCACGTATTGCTGGGGTTGTCGCATAAGATTGGGTCTTGTGATCTGGGCCAGTGGCCACGCCATAAGGTACTACCTTGTGAAATGTTTGGTTTGCAGCTGTCCTTGCATACTGCACAAATGAATACCCACTAGGATAATTAACTTGGCCATATTGATACATAAATACTGGAATAAGGCTAGTTGTACCTGTGCTTGGCGGTATTGTGCCAGTGATTGTGTGCGTGCCGTTAAATGTGGCACCGCAGCCACTTACCACTATTGATTGGGTCGCAACAAATGCGTTTGGATTAGCAAGCATAAGTGTTGCCACGTTATCTTGTAATGCTGTGCCTACTACTGGGGCAGTGTTAAACCATAGATACTGGTTAATTAAATCTTCTGCAGTTTGGCAAACTTCTTCTACTGTTGCATCGGTATACAAAGTGCCGATCCCAAGATTCGAGCGTAATTCAGCTGTGGTCACGTAGACGGCTGGCATTGTATTCCTCTCTTAAAAAACTCCCCCAGGGCTAGGGCTACTAAACCCCAGGGGATTACTTATCGGTTGTTAGGTCTTATCAGGTCTTCTTGTACTTGATAATTCCGTTAGGCATTTTGGCTAATGTTGCCATGTATCCATAAATTGCAACCTGTACCTGTAGATTTGAAACTACGTTTACGCTCATGAAATTTTGTGCTGAACGATAAACTGTGAATGCTTCTGGTGCAAGGATCACAGCAGAATCATCATCAAATGTGGAAGCTGAGAAATTTTTGTCCACGTACAAGTCTAATCCAAGTACAGATCCACGAATTGATTGTGGGCCAACTTGACCAGCAGCGTTCATAGGTTGTAGCGCATTAAATACTGGGCGCTTTGTTGTATCTTGTGCACCAATTAACGCTCCCCATTGTGCTGGGTTAGCGATGTAATTCTGTGCAAAGTAACCTGTGTTTGAGTAGATAGTACGTGCGCCTTCTGTAGTAAATGCGACAATACCATCTAGATCAGCAGTTGTATTTGTACCATTCATACCAGCTGCAAGAAGTGCAGTTAATACTGTTGTATCAAGTGTTTTTAAATAAGCTTGTGTTAATTGATTGGTTAATTCCTCATAAAAACCAGGATATCCCGCTCTTTCTAGAAGCTCAATCGATAGCGTATTCATGCCACTGTACTTAGATACTGTTGCTGATAAATAGTTTGTTTCCATGCCAGTATTTTGTACTGCGCCACCTTCGGCTTCTACAGTAACTACTGGTGCTACACCTGTTCCGCCACCTGAGCTAGTAACAAGTGAAGGCACGTTGATAGTAAGCCCGTTTGGTGGTAATACACCTTGTGAACAGGCATCAATAGCTGGTGTGCCAAAGCGTGTGTTAGTTACAAACTCGGCTAGATATTGTGTTGGATTAAATGCGCCGTTATTTGAAAACGCATCATCCGCTGCTGTTACATATAGCTTTGAATCATCATTACCTAATGCAGCCTTAATCTTGTGCTCTGTGTAAGCAGCCATAGATGTAATTGGCGTACGAATAGTTGATTGAATAAGTGGTGCTGTAATTACTGGGCGTGCGGCTTCTACTGTAGGAGTAGCAGCCTCTGCCTTTGCTTCTTGTGGCGCTGTTGCTAAATCTTCCACAGGAGCCTCGCTTTCTTTAGTTTCGATTGGTGTCTCTGCTTCGCTTTCGCTAGCAGCAACTTTAGTTACTTGCGCTGCACTGAATGCAGGCGATTCGACTAGGCTAACTTCTTTTAAAGTTGCGCTAGTCACATATAAATAATCTTTTTTCTGAATTGACTTGTTTACATCTACGCCAACTGACAAACCATCGATTAACTGTTCACCTGCAAGGATTAAAGCATCTTGGCCCTGCATTGATGCGCTAATTTTAAATGATGCGTAAATGCCATCTTCTGCTTGGTTAAATTTTTGCATTCTTCCAATAGGGCGCTCAGCGCTGTGCTGCATAAGCATCTTGACCTTACCTGGGTCGCCTATCTCGATTGAGCCTTTAGCAAAAACCACTTTACCTACAGAAGTATTACCTACCTCTTCAAATGGCACGATCTTGCCAGCAATAACTCTGCGCTCTGTATCGGCAGCTTCTACCTGGCTACTGAATGTAAGTATCATCTTCTGTTTCTCTTCCGTTAGGTGTTAGGCTTTCCATCTCTTTGGCATCTTCTACATCTATCAAGCCAAGTGCCAACATTTTCTCTATTGCTTCTAGGCGCTTCATTGTGTCAGCACGTAGGAATGATTCCTCAATAGCAAACTTAACAACGTGACCACGTGGGGTTATATCATCCATAGATAATCGATCTTCAATAGCACAGATAAATGGTTGCAGTGAGTAAGCAACAAATTCTTTACGGCCATCAATAATGTTTTGGTAAGTCATTGAATTATTCATATCCGCTGAGATGTAATAAGCGGGTACGTTCATTGCTCTAGCAATTTGAGTTGCCAAGTATTGTTGTGCTTCGTTATACATCATGTCTTTAGGAGAGAATCCTGTAGTTTCATAAGATAAAGTAGATGTTAAATATGCTGTTGATCTATTTAGTCGGCTTTGCTTCCATTGTGCTAATAATCCTGATACTTGCTGCTCTGGCAAATCTGCGCCAGTGTTTTTAATGTAGCCAGATGGCATTGGGGTTTGTGCAGATACAGCTGCAGCCTTTTCAATGTCTAATGCGCTTTGTATTGTGCGTGATGCAGTTTGTAATACGCCTTGTGTTAAACCCTGGAATGTAACTAGTGATCCAATACCAGACATAGGTGCATCAACACCATCAACATAATAAGCGCTAACTTCTGTGCCAAACTTATTTGTAGTAAATGTAACTCGGTTATTGGCGATCCACTCAAATCGTGATGGTCTTAAATCGTCTGCATATAATTCTGTAACACGCCAATATGCAACACCATAAAACAACAAACTATCGACAGTCCAGGATAAAGTGACGGATCTTGGTTGCCGATAGTCTGGTTGATCGAGCCAAAGAGGGTTCCCCAACTCCTCACCATTAGACTTTTTGTAAAGTTTTAATGGCAAATAGGAAACTACACCAGCAATAAGATTTCTGCAACGGCTAACCGCTGGTACTTGCATCGCCAGGTTGCGATCTAATCCACCAGGAAAATTACCGACACCAGTTGTAAATGAACCATAGCCATAAGCTGTGTCCATAATTGCTGGGGCATACTGCGCTTGAACGGAATCCGTTTTTTTATTTATACCCAAAGCAGACAATATACCCATAGGTATACTTTATACCATAAATCGGACATATAGTGCAAGTTAGACAAAAATTTGTGCGGTTTGTTGTGGTTTAGTTAATTGACTTACAACCATTGCTAGTGATATGGCGGCTGTAACATCGCCAGCGGATTTCCTACGTATTATGCGCCAGCCAGCATCGTTAGTCTTAGCTGCACAGTTATTTAAATGCTGTACTAACTCTGCCTGACCAGAATGCACTACACGGCTATTAGCCAAGCCATCGGCAAGGTCAGAGCAGGCCTGGTAAAATGCCTGGCCCGATACATCTTGTAATCTCCAGCCACTTTGTTCAAGTCTTGTAGCTATAGTTTGCGTGGCGTACTTGTCGTAACAGATCGTGCTTGGGTGATATTTTCTAGCCCACTCATTTATATCACTTGCCATTTTAATTTCATCTATTGCTATATCGCTATGCCAAAGCTGTGCTAATCCGACTGCTATTTTTCCATCTTTAACCTGGCCCATAACGAGCGCCCCAGATCGCCTTGTCGGTGCAATATCAAATGCCATAATTGTTTGTGGCCCGACAGGTATCTCTAAGCTGCTATCGCTGCACTGCTCAATAGATCCATATACCCAGGGGCTGACAGTAGAATCTACCCACATGCAAAGCATCTCAGTCTTTGTAGCTTCTATACTGTTGGTGCTTACGCTCTCTTCCAATGTTTGCTCTGTTATGAGATGGCCAAGTGCGGGATTTGCCATAGCCCAAGCTTTACGATCTGTAATCTTAGAATGCTGTGGTGCGCTGTATTCATAAAATCCTAAATTGTCAGGTGGATATGATAGGCAACGCTCTCTTAAATCATTAAGCACAGTGCTAAAGCCATCGCCCGCATTACTTGTCATTAAAGTCATCGCATTAGGGCGAGCACGTGTGACTGGCAGTGCAGCTGTAAACGATTCTTGTGTCCACTCTCGCAACTCATCAATGTATAGAAAATCTGCAGTCTTACCACGTGGTGCATCTCTAGTTGCTGCTGCTATCTCATACCTCGCCCCATTCAGCAAGGTTATAGATTCTTGTCCGTTAGCCAAGCGTATCTGTCTTACCTGGTCTTTTAAGAATTGATTATCTTCTATTGTGTAAGCAACTTGTCTAAATGTATCTAGTGCCATATTTCGGTTAGATGACATGCCCAGCACATTTTTAGAACCCCATAAGAATAGATGGCTAAGAATTAACATACGTGCTAGGTGCGTTTTGCCATTCTGTCTAGCTACAAGCACCAAAGCTGTTTTCTTACGCCAATTCTGTGCATCATCTATAGATAATAAATCATCTAATACCCAGCGTTGCCAGGGAATCAATGGCATGCCTATTTTCTCAGCTAGATCGGCTACTTCTTGTGATTTAGATAAACCTTTTAATAAAGGTGTAAAAATCCTAGGCTCAGTGCTGCCAATTAGCCCGACCCCTCGTGGCGTCTGTTTTACTTCCGCATCATTCTGCATCGAAGTTAAGCGTATCAGGTTTAATAAATGGTGAATCTGGCACTGTTCGGACTGTCTCAGGGAGAGATGATTCAGAAAAG